TCGTGTTTACCAGTCAACCAGGTTGACTCATTGATATCAGAATTATCTGGAAACATAGTTCCATTCCAGCTGCCATCATCCCAGTCTTGAGATATTAAATTGCTAGTGGTTACAGGATTACCTGTAGTCACAGTTGTGATTACAGTTGTGTCGCCTACGTTGGGTGTGTCTTCAAGTATTACGTCCGTGCTATTCGCTGCCGAGCTTAACAGGATTGCCGCTGCCGTCAGTAATATAAGCTTCCTTCTCATCTAGTCCCTCCAGGATTTTATTGTCAACCTTTTCCATATAACGTAGAGCCTTAGTGTACTCTTCGTAATCTGGTCTTTGTTGGTCGTACTTGTTCCATTCTTCTAGTGCTTGATCACCAATTTTACCGTTAAATGGACACGGGGTTCCAGCATGAGCCATGGCTGAAAATACTCTGCTGTCTTGACAAAGTATAGATACAGCTGCAACTTTCATGTTAAAGTCAAATAATAATTTAGATAGTTTCATTCTTTCACAATTCATATCACGCTTTGTAATACCAATGCTGCCACCTATCAATGGCTTTTGTATTCCTAAACCAACGCCAACAGTACAAAGATCTTGAGACATAGC